CTGATTCAGCGTTGAAGTACGAATCCATCTATACGAATACCCAGCTTGTTTGTCAGGCTCAGGGAGCAATTCTGCTGGCGCCCACTGCTTAGGACGTTCGCTTGTTGCACGGGTTTCTGCTTCTCTTTGTAATCTGTTTGTTGGCATTTAAGCCTCCATTTTTAAAAGTTCACGGGCATATTGCTCTGGGGTTAGTCCTAACTTCTTCGCTATCGATAACTGTGACGTATTCAATTTTATCTTCTTCGAAGAGGTACTTCTACTCGCAGGGGCAACAACTGTACTCGGTTTTACACGAGCCGCTACCTTTTCATCGTTTCTATCATCGTCAACTTTTTCATCCTGAAAATTTTCAGGAAAACGCCTACGCATAGTTTCATCTATGCGCTTGTAGTACTCGTCAGTGGTCGCATATGCTAGTCCGTTTTCTTTGACAAGCTTCTCGTGAAGCCCTAAGGCTAGGCTTGTCATTTCGTCATCTTGACCAAACCAAGAGTTACGCTCTTGCCAAGCCGAAGCTTTTTGGTCACGGACAGGCGCTGCTTCCGTCTGTTGTGGTATTTTTACTTCATTTTCTTGCTCTTGTAAAGCCCTTCGCTGATTTATATTTTCAGCATAGCTAGAAGCTTTGTCAATTTTCATCTTAGCAGTGGTTAATTTATCCTGTGCTTCGACTAATTTTTCCGAATCTCCAGCGTCATAGGCTTCTTTATATTCCTTTTTAGCCATTGCTAGTTCTTGCTCAGCACTCGTTTTAAAGGAGCTAACTGCCGCTTCGTCACTAGAATTGACCCTACCTTTAAGCTGTTTTATCTCTTCGTAGAGCTTTTTAGCTACTTGAACCGCCTCTTGTTGCTCTCGTAGGGCTTTCTCTTTCTCTCTACGCTCATCGTGATAAAACTTCCTAAAAGCATCAATCTTGCTCTTTGCCTCTTCAGAGTATTGGTCTAGTTCATCTTTCTCGACCTTTTCAATGAAATCAGGCTTTGAAGTTCTACGACCCCTGTCTTCAACGGGAGTGTCGTCTTCAATTTCAATTTCAATCTTATCTTCTTCTACGGGTTTACCCTTAGCTTCTACTTCTTCTACGGGTTTACCCTCATCTTTTACGTCATCTACTTCATCAGGAAACTTATAGTTATCCATATCGTATTCTCCTTATTTACGTTTAATGCCACGGGGATCGTCAACTATACCTTCCACAGAATCATCGTTAATAATGCGGAACTCGCGCCCGTGAATAACCAATCTAGTGCCAGCGTTAGGTCTAACAAGGACAAAATCACCTTTTTTACACCAAGCCCCAGTTGGGAAACGGGTTGGGTCTTTATAGCAATCTGGACCTAAATCAATAACGAACAATACGGTCGTCAACAATTCGTCATATCTTAGGGTTTCGTCTGCTTTTAAAATCCCACTATCAAACTCTTTCTCGACCTCAGGAATAGCGCATAGAATGCGATAGCCAGAGGGTTTAGGGAGTTGTGTTGCCTTTTCTTCACTTGATTTATCGAGCAGCTGCGTTAAATCTACTGCTTTACCTAAATCGATTGTTTCACTCATCCGAGTTCTCCATTTTGTCTTTGAGGTCTAATACGTAACCCTTTGCAAGAAGCAGACCTCTAATCTCTCCACAAAGCCTTTGATACTGAACGTGATCTAAATTACCTATAACTACCGATTCTTTTAACTGTTCTGTCTTTTCATCTAACTGTTTAACTAAAAGTTCTAACCCTGTCATTTGTTATCCTTCCCAGTTTTATTATTAGCTGCTATTGCTATTTGAGAAGCTATTTGTAGCTTTTGGGTCTTGATTTGATCTTTACTCTTGGCAATATCTACGCCTATTCTTGTGCCTTCCAGCGAGTCTTTACGGTCTGCCATATCTTTATCTTTAGCAATTTGAGCGCCTAATTTATGTGCTTCAAGCTCTAATTGCCCTTCTATACGCAGTTTTTCAATCAATAAACGCTCTCTTTCATTCTGAACGTCGCTAGTATCCTTCGAGATTTTGCGTTGCAATTCTGCGGCTTTAATCTCCAATTCTTTAATCTGCATCTGGATAATTGGATCTTCTGCCTGTTGCTGGGCTTCTTGTTGCGCTGCAGCAGCTTGGTTCTGTGTAAGTAACTGCTGAGAAGCTTTAGCTACCAAACGAGACAGTTCTAGCTCATACTCTTGTGGCAGAGACGCCTCATCATCATCCATATCAACATAAGGTATCGGACCACCAACTTGCTGCTCAATAAGCTGACGGTACTTAAAGCCAAAATGCTCCGCAATATGGGCTTGCATCGCGGCGGTTATTTGCTGCGCCATGGGGTTTTGCCCTAGTATTGCTGCCGTAGTGGGGTCTTGCAAGAAGTTATTGTGAGCCATCAAATGCGCATCGTGATCCTGATACATAAACGCTTTTAGCGGTTTATTACGCATCGCATCCATGTTCTCCGAAACGGGATCCCTCGGCTTCTGATCTTCCTGTAGCGGGATAAGTTTTTGTGCATTCCTGATACCAAGGACGTCGAGCATCTGACGATGTAAGATCGGTAAGTTATAGATCTGCGGCGCCCCTTGAGCCAACTGGAGAACTGCCTGATACTGAACGATCTTTTGCGCCATTGTCGCTGCATTTGGGTCGCTGACAGGTATGACGTCAACCAAGTCGTAGTCCGCCTTTTTAGCCCTCGGCGTACCTTCTTCTGGGGTGTAGTCATACTCGTCTGGTGTGTAGTCACGGATTATTTCTTTTAACAAGCGTAAATCTTGCTTCATCGAATAATGGACTCTTGACTGAACCGCACTCATTACCTTCAGGGTTCTCTCTAAAATTGCCAGAGTTGTCCCCACAGGAGCCTGTGCGCTCATATCACTAATCTTCATATCCCCTGCCGATGCAAAGCGTCTGCCTTCTTCGACAATGGTTCCAAGTAAACTATACAAAACCTGGCTAGGCTCTTTGTATGGCAGAGTCATCAAGTTGTCTTTGATTGCTCCGCTTGGTACGTCTACATCACGGAACTCTCCTGGACTTATCGGGGTGTCGTCACCCTTGACCCGCAAGCCACGGGTCTTAAAGCCACCTGGCAGATTTGATAATGTCCCTGCGTCAACGAGTTGTCGGATAAGACTAGTACTCGACTTAGCAAAGGCGCCAACCAAATGAATAAGCCCGAAGCAATAAAAACCAAAGCCAGGCACATAGCCGTAATGTACAAAGTGCTGCCTTTTTTGTTTAGTTTCATCTTCAGGTCTCCAATTTCTACGGATAGATAAAACTGTCTGCGTACTCTTTTCAATCGTAATAACGTAAGGAAGAGCAATTCCAGTATCTTTTCCATCTTCCTTGTCTTCATAACCAGGCAAGTCTAGGTCTACATGCATCTCTAAAAGCTTATAACGGTCGTCCGATGTAGCTCTAAAGCCCATCTTCTCCGCAATTTTCTTTTCAACTTCATCCAGAGTCCCGCTAGGGGTGTCAAGTTCAACATCCCGATAAAAGCCTGCAAACTGCAACCGCTTGACCTCATTTTCGGTCTTACGCATCACATGTGTCACGCGTGGGGAGCTTTGTAAATTAGAAGCACCGTATGGAACCACGATGTCTTCTGCTGGAATAAACATAGAAACTTGACGTTCCATGTGTGGGTCGTAATACACTTTCTTAAACGCATTACCCGCTAGACCCAAGCCCCATATCATTCTCTCATGCTCAGGTCGGTATTCTTGCATCACATCTGTTAACTGATGATTCATATCATCTTGAACACGCTGAGCCGCATCTTTGATCTCAGGAGTCTCTTTACCAATAATTACTGTCTTGACTGGACCTGCTGAAGGGAAGGTCTCCATGATGGTTTCAGACTGAAACTTTACAAGTGCCTCAGAAAGCAGTGGGTGGTATACACCACAAGCGCCTTCCCAAGGTTCTGTCCGTTCCTCAATCTTCATACCTAACAACTCAAGACCGTCTACATAGGTTTGAATCCAATCTTTACGAGCAGAGATGTCATCGTCAAAATCCCCTAACAAATCACCCACAAGTTCAGTAAGCTCACCCTCGCTCATATACTCCGCAAGGTTAGCGTCAAAATCCTCGTCTGTTTCTTTTTCAGGTTCGATTTCAATTTCCATACCACCCATTGCAATTTTTACTGACTCTGGGTCCTCAATTTCAATTTCAATTGGGTCTTCTTCAACAATGGAATCTAATCCAACGGGGGCTTGATATAGGGCTTTATCTATCGACATAATCTATCCTTAGTAATACGCAGCTTTACGTCTGCCGTATTTATATAAAAAATCATCTTCTGGCTCGTCATTCGGTAGACGAATAAATCCACCCTGCCTAAATCTTAATAGGGCTAGTGTAGTGGAGTCTACCAAATCATCGTTAGCTCCGCTAGGAAAATCGTTACACTCTTCAATTACCTCTTTCGCCCACCTGTGCTCTGGCGCCCATACGATCCCTGCCGAGAACAAATCTGAAACAGCATTAACGCGAGAGATTTTGTCTTGACCTTTGCCAGGTGTGAACTCCCCGACTGGTACACCCATGCGCCGTAATTCCTGGTAGAGAGCCGCCCCATTGGATTTCTTTTCAACCATAAACGCATCTGGTTCCCATTCCTTATACTCTTCAAGTACAAGCTTTTTGAGGTCTGGGAACTCCAAGCGTTTTTTAATCGAATTGAGAAGGATAATGTTGTAGTTGTTCGTTTCTTCGTTGAGGAAGACCCCCCACGTTGTGAGCGCATTGTAATCCGCACGATTGTTTGCCTCCTGAGCTGCGTCCAAAGACATAATGATGAAGTCGCATATGGGTGGGTCATCTTTTTCCCAGATTTGCCACCATTCCCGTTTAATTAAAGCGCCTTCTTCTGAGGTAGGCTCTTGTAAATACTGAGCATTCCAGTACCGTACATCCAAGGAAGCTTTTTTAGCTAATAGTTCTTCAAGAGACCAAAAGTCGGGCCAAAGAGGTTGACCAGAGGGCATAATCGCTGGGAAATTTACTACCTCCCACTCTTCTGCATCATCATTTTTAACCATATGGTTGATGATTTGCCCTGTCAAATCAAGCTTTGACCAGCGTGTCATCACGACAATAATTGCCCCGCCAGGCATAAGACGCTGAATAGGACCAGATTGAAACCACTCCCAAGCTGGTAGAAAAACATCTGCTCGACCTTGCTTAGCGTCTTGTTCAGAGTGAGGGTCGTCAATAATAAACAGGTCTGCACCCCTACCAGCCAAAGCACCGCCAACACCAATAGCAAAGTATTCTCCATTGTAATTAGTACCCCATCTAGACGCCGACTTACTGTCAGCTTGCAACTCTACCGCTGGAAATATGTCCTTATAAGAGTCTGAACCCACCAAATTCCTGACTCTACGACCGAAATTGACAGCAAGATCAGCCGTATGCGAAGCCATAATAACCTTCTTATGAGGGTATTTACCCAAGAACCATGCGGGAGCCAAGTAGGATATGAGTTCTGACTTGCCATGTCTTGGCGCAATATTGACAACAACCCGCTTCTTCTTCCCTGCAGCGATTTCTTCAAAGATTCTAGCCAACTTTTCATGGTGTTTACCTACTATATAGCCTGGATATACGTGTTCAATGAAGTCAAGAAAGTTTTCTTTCCCTGCTTTCTGAGTTACATTAGTTTTATACGTCTTAATTAGCTCTAAAGTCCGCCTTTTCTTCTTTTCAGGCATCGTAGGAACAGCTTTTTCAAGCTCTTCTATGTCCTGCGCAGTTAATTTATGCAGGGCAGTCATTTTTTAGAGGGTATTTCCTTAGCTACCACGTCAATTGCCTTGTTTTTTAGGCTAGAAAGTGTCTCAAACAGCTCTTTTTCGACCTCTTCTATGCTTTGTACCTTAACTGTGACCTCAGAACGCTTCTTAAATGCGTCAATTCCGTCAACTTCACCCAAATCCCGTAAGGCTCGTAGCCGATCTTTGGCATTTGAAGCATGTTCTACCTCATAAAGAAGCTTATTGACCACGTACATCTTCATTTCAGCTAGGTCGTCCACAAGTTGCACGTTCATTTGGGACACCATACCCGCCAAATAAGCCAACGTCTCATTAGGATAGTTCTTAAACTCAGGTCTAAGCTTAGGGTCATTCATCATTTGGGTAGCAACTTCTACTGCTTGTGTTACATGCTCAGCAGTGGGAAAAAGTGGGTTGTTATTTAGTTCAGCAAGGAGGGTAATTGTTCTTGCTCGTGCGTCCAGCTCTTCTTTTGGGGACAGCTCTGGGAAGGCTTCGGTAGCGTTAGCTGGAAGCGGTACGTCCTCTTCTATGTGAGGAATAATTATATTTTCCATCGATCCTCGGTCATCGTAAAACCCTAGATAGGCAGAGTGTACAACAAAAATATGTATAGGGGGAAATTATGGGTTAGAAGTAGCTTTCTTTTTCTTGCTTTTAAGTTTCTTTTTCTTTTGTTGGCGCTCTTCATGGTGAAGAATTCTGTGGCAGTTTGCACACAATACGATACATTTTTTAATTTCTTCCCTAGCCACTTTATAGTTGCCGTTCCGTGCTAACAGATGGACGCTCTTCTTGTTTTTGCGGTCTACATGGTGGAAGTCTAAGACTGCTGGGTGTGAAAACCCGCAGTTAGTACAGCTAAGCGTAGATTTAAACTCTATCCACTCCGTCCGTTTATCTCGTTTTAACTCCGCTGCTCGTTTGCGAACCTTCTCGCTGTTCCTAATATAATGTTCACGGCTGTACACCGCATGTTTTAGCTTTTTTACGCTCGCGTCTTTGTATGGCATCGGGATGTACTTTATATTTCCAATAGATTGCGTTTCTAAACGACCACGGCTGCCCTGGAGTATATATCTTAAAGCCCGCATTAATCAGGGAGTTAGCGCTTGCAGGGTTATCAGTAGTGTCGGTAATACACCAATTCCAACCAAGTTTTCTAGCCTGTTTAATCCGTGCAAGTATTAGTCGTTTCTGTAAGCCGTGCCCTGTATAGCCATCAAGCACCCCTGCTCTACATAAGTAGCCTGTATCTGTCCACTTGATTGAACGGACTAACCCTGCAAAACCTACGGGTTTTTCGTCTTCTGCATACGCAATCCACCAATGTCCCCGATCGGGTTTATATATGTTGTCGCTAGGCAATATCTTTTTCTGTAGGTAACAAATTAGCGTTACCAACGAAGGGTTGCGTAGGTCAGCTTTTTTAATCGTAAAATTCATGGCCCCTCCAAGAATGTTTAATTTGTAGCTCAACTTTATTACGTTATGGTGAATTTGATATGTAAAGTCTTTTAGTGTTAATTAACGGGGGTACTAGATAAATATATGTGGGTAAAGAAAGTTACTAGGGAAAAAATCTTAGGTACTTAATGCCGAGTGTTTTAGCCATTTTTTTCATTTTTTTAAAATATATATTTTTTGGACGGGGTGTTTATTTAGTGACGGGGGTGTTTTGGAAAAACGTGCGGTTATTTGTATTCCTTATGGGGTGTGGGGTGAGCGGGTCCCATCTGAGCCAAATGGGGGGATGGGGGTAGGTGGGGTCGCGCCCAGCCTATTACTTGACATATCCCGTCATTTAATGCATAATTTAGTCATAGGTTGAAAGAACTAATCGGTTCTACCTATCCTTAACAGGGAGATTCAAATGAAGAAAGTATCTACAGCAGTACAGTTGTTAGACGAAGCCAAGGCAGACATTATCCGTAGCCGTGACAGCTTGGGTAAGAATGCCAAGCAGTTGCAAGCAGTACGCAAACAATTGCTTCACATTATCAAAATGGTTTGCCCTGAGCCAGTAGGTAAGTTGTGGGATAACGATCAGTATTCGCTAGTGTGCAGAGTGGATGCCACCTACTGTCAGCCGTC